TGCGCTCCAGCTGGGAAAGTGAGTAGCTCGTTGCGCAGCTTTGGATACCAACTGGCGAACTCAGGGACATAGAGCCCCTCCAGCGCCATACGACCGCGTATTGACTGGGCGCGTACTGACTTGTCGCCCCTGGTGGGAAACATCTCGCGAACGCAGTAGGCCTTTCGTTCGCGTTGTCTTCGATCGAGATAGGGGCCGATGCCGGAACGTATCTGTCCCTGCTCTTCAGCCCACCCCATCGGCTTCCATTTCAGGACCAGATCGCAGAAGCTTTCGACCCAGCGATCTGATGCTGCCTGCTCGCGCCAGACATCGAGCAGATACATCCTGCCATCGGGATCGAGGCCGATGACGACATGCACCGTGAAGTCGCCTTTGCCTTCCGACACCGCATAATCGGAGCCGCCATAGATGCGCAGCGTCTCGGTGCTGGGCAGCGTCACGCAGGGCTTGAGCCATTCCGCCTTGAAGTAGTCACCCTCGTCCGGCGCAGGCGCCTGCTGAAACAGCGCCGACCAGTCCCTGGGGAGAATGCTCTTGCGCTTGCGTTCGAGCTGCTCCAGCGGCTCCCATTCGGGCCAGAGCGCCTCGCCGGGGGCGCGCCCAAGCGGATCATCAACGTCGGCTAGCGCCGGCAGGTTGATGACAGTCCAGCGATCGCCGGTCGCTTCCGCCTGGGCGAGGATGCGTCCCGCGAGATCGTCCTCATGCCAGCGCGTTTGAATCAAACAAACGCGCGCGTCGGGCTTCAGACGCGGGATCACGTCGGCCGAGAACCACTCCCAGGCTTTGTCCCTGATCGTCTGGCTATCGGCATCTTCGCGCGATCGCACAGGATCATCGATGACGACGAGGTCGCCTCTCCAGCCGGCGATCGAGCCGTTGACGCCGGCAGCAAAATATTCACCCCCCGAGGTTGTTTCCCATCGACCGGCGGCTTGATTGGTCTGCGCCAAGCCGACGCCGAGCAGACGCTCGTGTTCGCTGATCAGGTTCCTGACTTTGCGGCCCCACTTCTCTGCGAGTTCTGCGGTGTGGCTCGCCGCGATCATCGAGTGATCGGGATGCATCGAGAAATAAAACGGCGGAAACAGCACCGAGGCGTAGGTCGATTTCGCGCTGCCGGGAGGCATGAAGATCGCCAGCCGATCGATCTCGCCTCTGGCGACGGCGTCGAGGTGGCGCAATAACAACCGATGATGGCGCGCCGGCTCGAACCCGCACAGCTGACACCACTTCACCAGATCGCAGCGGGTCGCGCGCCGCTTGATCAGTTCCGCTGCCGCTGTCCCGCGATCGACATCGGCATCGGCCATTATTCCGCCGCTTCGCTCGCAGGTTCGGTCGCGTTGAACGCGATCTCACAGTTGCCGGTGTACTCGTATCTGCCGGCGTGGATCAATTTGGCGTAGGGATCGATCCAAATCTCGCCGCCGATGTCGGTCCAGCGCCGGCAGAACGACAAATCCTCGCTCAGCCGCTGCTTATCGGCGATCATGTCGAGAAACAGCGCATAGTAGCGCCGATCATCGGCGCTACCGCATTTCAGTTCTGGATAACGCTGTACCAGCTGCTCGATTGCGCAACGCTTGATCAGCATGAAGGCGGCGCCGACCGCCAGCACCTTGAGGAAGCCGGTTTGCGCGTGGAATTCCTGCTTGCCATCGTAGAACTTCATCGCCAGCAGCGGCGGCACCGACTTGGTGACGCCGGCAACAGCACAGATGTCGTGCCCCGACGCCAGCAAGCGCAAGATGTTCTCCGAACTCCAGCCCATATCGGAGTCGATGAACAGCAGATGGCTAAAATCCGGCGCCTCGCGATAGGCTTTCCACACCAGCTCCTCTCTTGCCTTGGCGATGTGCGAAGAGCCGCTGACATGACAGGTCGAGAGCCGAATTCCAATGCGCGCAAACCGCCGCATCGTCTCCAGCATCGAGTTGTGGAACGCCAGATCGACGCCGCCATTATGAAATGGCGTCAGCACGACCAGATGCGTCTGCCGTAGATCGATCGGCAGATGCCTAACGTCAGACTTCGTCTTCATTTCAGGGCAGCGTCCAACATCATGAAGCTGATCGCCATGGCGAAGCCGCCGAGGGCGCCGACAACGATGGCGCCGGCAATGAGCAATGCCCCCCTCATGCGCGATCCAGTGGCTGGCCCTGCTGGAACATATAGCGCTGCAAATCTTTGCGCTGCTCTCTGATATGCAGCAGGCGATTGTGTACTTCGCTCTCTTTCATGAACAGCTTCTGCGCGATCGACTTGGTGTCGAGCCCCTGCGCCCACAGCCGCCAGATTTCGTCGTCCATTGCCTGTTTGCTGCTAACGAGACCCAGCATATCCCACAGCCGCGACATCACTCCTCCCGCACGAACTTGATCGAGTGGTCGCCGCGTCGCATCGCCTCCAGCAGAGCAGCGCAGCCCAATTGCTTGTCCCACGCCGACTTGTCCCACTTGCCATCAGCGACATACTTGCCCGGCATCTGAATGGTGGTGGCGCCCCACAGATAAGGACTGGGCACATTGCGATACTGAAAATAGCCCCAGCCGTTGTAGCGCTCGCACTGATAAAGAATTTTCTCCAGGCGCCAATCAACGCACTTGTTGAGACCCTTCAAGGTGACGAGCGCGTCGTAGGCACTGTCCTCCCAGGTCGCAAACGGCCCACGCCCCTTCGGAACATTGACGGACTTCTTATGCAGCGGATCGCCCTGCGCCAGCTGCCTGTTGAAGTTGGCGGAACTTTCCCGCCAGTGCAGAACCGCAATCATGTACCAGGGAACCGAGGTCATCAGTTCCGCGTCGACGTAGCGATCCTTGTGATCGAGCAGCTGTCGCGCGACGCGTTTGATCTCCTCCTCACGTCCATGCGAAGCCTTCATCGCATCCCAGTAGCCGGCGTAGATGGGCCACATCTTGCCGTAAGTGGGAACCGGCTTGCTCATGTGCGACGCCCGAGGCCGAAGTCGCAGCGCCAGTGCAGGCGCCCATATTTTGGCTTGAGCGCTTCCACCTGATAAAGCGCCGCAGCAACGCAGCGTTCCTCGCTCTGGTACTGACCACCCTCAAATTCGGGAACCGTCGCTGACCAAAAAATCAGGAACCATATTTCCATGATTTTTTTCACCGCTGAGTCGGATGCCTGCCTTACACCAACCTGAATTCGTGTTATTCTTCGCTACTGACCTGTGGCCCCCTGTTGCGGGTCAGCACCTCCGAGCCTGCCGGGGCGAGTGGTGACGCGTTCGTCCCGGCATTTTCGCCGCGCGCGATGATGGCTAGATCGGCTTGCCATTCACCGTAACAATGACGTCGCCCGTGATGTTGATGTTGATGTCAACATGCGAAGTCTGAACCGGCGGTGCCGGCGCGTCGCTGATGCCAGCCCATTGCTGGCGCAAATCGCCATCGGTGCCGGGCCAGCTGTTGGTATCGACATCGCCGGTCACGCCCGGACAGCCATGCGGCGTCGGCCCGACGTTGCCATCGGAATACTGCCACAGCCAATAATCATCCCACGATGCCTGCGGCGTCGGCGTGGTGCCATACTGCGCCAGCCACAGCCGATGCTTGCCGAAATACTCATTGCTGCTGCTGCCGAGCTTTTCCTTCGCTGTGTTGCCGCTGTAGACGACGCAGCGATAGACGCCGATCTCCTGGCCGATGCGATCGAGAAACTCCTGCGCCTGATCTCTGGAGGCGGTGCCGTTGTTGGGATCGTCCTCCCAATCGAGCGCGTACAGTGTTTCGTCATCAACGCCGACGACTTTGAGAAAATTGTCCACCTGCGGCTGGATCGAACCGGCGTTGATCCAATGATAGGCGCCCCACATCAAGCCAGTGTTCATCGCTGGCGCGCACCTGGGGATGTACTGCGGATCAGTGTAGCTCGATCCTTCGGTCGCCTTGTGAATGATGCCGACGATGCCGGCGCCTTTCACCTGACTCCACGACGAGACGTCGTTGTGATGCGAGATGTCGAGCACCTTGCGATTGATCGCGACCATGGTTCATTTCTCCGGTGCCACCTTGTCGAAAATGACGCATTTAGCCAGCAGATCAGTCGTGTGAATGTGTTCGTTGGC